TGTGGACGATTAACAATTCTTCTAGATGGTTGAGGTCGGCTATTATTGGAAGATACGGAAACAATATAGCAATTCAACGAGTGTTAAAAACTCGTGAAACGTTTGAAGACGTAGCTTCACAATTGGGGCTTTCTCAACCCCAGAACGATTGGTTCAATATCGCCAAGAATAATTACGTTGAAGAAGAAGATTATGACGCAAATACTGGGGGAGGAATGTTTAAGATTAACATTAAACAGGAGGGAAACTTCGATATTCCTAATATTGTAGATAATCTTTCTTCTCAAAAGATTTTAGGAAAAGACATTGATGTCAATTTTAGATTTGAAGGAAACGATTTAGCGACGGTTGAATATGATTTAGCCGTGCGTCAGGCATTTAATACGATGCTTAATTGTTTGAAAGGGCAAATTCCAGAATTTCCTGAATATGGCTTACCCAATGATATGATAGGAAATTCTGTAAATGCAATTCAATACCCAACAATTTTTCGTAATCTTTTGAATATGTTCCAAAGGGATGCTCGTTGGGTAGAGGTGAATCTTATCGACTTATATCGAAAGGAAGACAGTATTTTTATGAAAGTGAATGCTAAGACAGTAACGAATAATTATCTTGTAACAAATATTCAGATATGATAACAAAATTGAATAATACGATTTCTTTCCTAAAGAATTTATGGATTGAAACCTTCATAAATAAAACAGATAAAGTGTCAGATATTACTGACAATTCTGTTTTAAATGCTACGGCGTATGCAACTGCAAAAGTTGCTCAAAAAGCCTTGAAAGATGTGGCCATTGTAGAGGCTCAAATCTTTCCCGAAGAAGCATCTGGAGAATACCTTGACAGGGCTGCAACTTTGTTTGCAGCCACTCCTCGAAAAGGAGCGTTGGGAAGTTCTACGTATATTCGGGTGTATGCAAAGCCTGGGACCACTTATACAAAAGGTGTGAATGTATTTGTAAGTACGAATGGAGTTCGTTTCCCGATCGAGGAGACGTTAATAGTTGGCGATTCGGGGTATGGCTATGTAAAGGTAAAAAGTGAGTCTGTCGGAGCGTTTACGAATGTTGATCCGAATAGTATTGTAACTCTCACCCCCATTCCTAACGGTCATATTGAATGTACGAATGAATACTATGCTGTTGGTGGAAGGGACGAAGAGGACGATGAAATGTTTAGAATAAGAATTTTGAATCATCAGAATGTGTATGCTGAGGGGACACTTGAAAAGTTGGTTCAAATTCTTCAGAACATTGACAGCCGGGTTTTAAAGATTATGTTTGTAGGGGTAATGGAAGACTCCTTCATTCATATTCAGATAGCAACCCAGAATGGGCAAGAACTAACATACCAAGAACTTCAAACACTGTTAGAAGGAGCAACCCCTTATTTTGGGGTTGGAGATATGATTGTTTCGGGGCGGTTGATGGGAATTAAGTTTGAAAACGCTTCTTGGTATGAAGTAGGTGGGGAAAAAGGAATTGATTTTAGATGTGAGCTAGAAGCCGGGTATGATATTGCCGCAGTGCGTAAGAATATTCAGGTAGGGATGACAAAATATTTAGATTGGAGATTTTGGGAACCAGGAAGACAGGTTGAATGGGATAATCTTCTTGAAATTACAAAAAACACGGAAGGAGTGAAATATGTAGCTGATCAGGATTTTTACCCAAAGGTTGATGAGCCTGTCAGCGAATGGCTGTTGCCACGTATTAAAAAATTTGTGATGAGGGATTTGGAAGGGAATGTGCTTTTTGATATGGAGAACCAGTTCTCCCCGGTATTTTATCCCGCAAATTAAGTTTAAGTATTAACGAAATTTTGCCGTATATTTACAAGTGGAAATTCAAGTTACATTTTGTAAATATACGGAATTATTATGGTTATGGAAGTTAGAAATTTCAATTTACAATGGTTTACGGGTGTAGGAGCAGCATTATGGGGATCATTTGCTCCTATACAAGATATGTTGCTGGGGGTGTTCATATTTATTGCTGTTGACTTTGTTGTGGGGGTTATAGCTTCCTATAAAAGATCAAAACGGCGTAAGGTGCGTTGGTATTTTGAAAGCGCAAAAGCGTGGAATACGATATATAAGTTAGCATTTTCATTGATTGCGGTTTCGTTGTCTTTTTTCTTGGATACTAAAATTTTTGATTTCGTAGATTTGAAGCTCCCTAATATGGTTGCTGGATTTGTTTGCGGAACAGAGTTTTGGTCATTTTTAGAGAATGCGGGTGATATTAGTGACCACCCCGTGTTCAGGGCTATTAGAAGGATAACTAAACGAAAGATTAATCGAATAATAGATGCCGAAGATAGTGATGAAATTTTAACAGAAGAATGTTATGGAAATAGTAGTAACGAGAAATGAATTTACATCTACTGCCACATTGGGGTATATGTATATTGACGGAATAAAAGTTGCCGACACGTTGGAGGATACGTATAGAAAACTTCCGGAGGTTTGTCCGTACACTCCTCAGAGTAAGATGTGTAAATGTCCGGAAAAGGTTTATGGAGAAACCTGTATTCCTCCTGGACGTTATAAAGTAACATATCGGTTTTCGCCGAAGTTTGGGAAAAGTTATCCAGCCATTGAAAATGTTCCTCATTTTTTGGGAATATTGATTCATGCTGGGGCAAATGTCGGTCATACCGAAGGATGTATTTTAACTGGGACGAGAGTTTCTGGAAAGGAACAGTTAAAAAATCAGTTTCAAGTGACTGAACAGATTAAAAAATTAGTAAAGGGGGCTGTGGATAAGGGGGAAGAGATTTGGATAACAATTTCAAACGAGTAGTTATGTGGAAAATTGTAAGAAAAAATTGGAAAATTGTTTTGATCGTTTTGCTAACGGTTGCATTATATTTTACGATTAAAACTTCTATTAATAACCGCCAGAAGTATCTTAGGGAAAAGAATAATACCGAAGCCCTTCTGATAGATATTGAACATGAACGAACCAAACGGGGTGAAGATGTAACCACTATACAGGAGTTACAATTGACTGTAAAAGAATTGAAGAAATTACGGGAGGACGATATAAAGATGATAGAAGAATTAAAAATACGACCTCCCCAGATTAAAGAG